CCGTGGTGATGGCCGCCGACCCGTCCCGCATCGGCCGCGAGGTGTGGAAGCATGTGGACCGCGACGACCCCCACAACTCCGGCTGGTGGCAGCTCGCCCGCCTGACCCGCTGGGACGACGGCCGGGTCACCCTGGAGACCAACACCCGCGGCAGCGTCATCTCCACCGAGATCACCCTGCCGCCGGAGGCTGTCGCCGCCCTCCGGGAGGCCCTCCGATGAGCCGCCAGGGCATCATCCGTCACTGGTGGCGCTGGTGGACCGGCCGCAACGGCGACGGCCCGTATCGCCGCGACGCCTTGGTCTGGTGGCTGCACGGCGGCCCGCTGGGGCCACGCCGATGAGCCGCCCGTTCGCCGCCCGCTACGGCGGCCCGTGCGCCGCCGACTGCGGGGAGCGCATCCATGCCGGGGACGAGGTGGTCTACGTGGACGACGAGCTGATGCACACCGGGTGCGTGCCCTACGGCGACCACCCGGCTGACCCGCGGCCCGGCCCCGCCGCCTGTCCGAGCTGCTGGACCGTGCACGCCGGGGAGTGCATGTGACCGCCGACGACGCCTGGTTGGTGGACTGTCCTCGCTGCGGCGCCGACGCCGTCGTGCTGTGCCGCCGGTGGCCGTCGCGCCGGACCCGATCCCACCGCGCCCGACGCCGCGCCCTCCGCCGATGACCGCCCTGCTGCACCGCCTCGCCGGGGACGGCGACCCGCCCGGCTCCGGCTGGGCGCTGGCCGCGCTCGCCATCCTGTTCGTCGCCGCCGTCTGCGCCGTCGCCCACCTGTCCGACCGGCGGCCCCCCGCGGATCCGCCCCAGTCGTGGCGCGAGTGGTGGGACCGGCTCCGATGAGGGCAGCATGGGCATCGTGTACGAGCGCCCGCCCGGTGGGATACCGGCCGACCTGCCGGTCCCCCCGCAGCAGGCGGGCCTCGTCCTCCGCCGGGCCGTGGAGCTGCTCGGCGAGCTGGACATGGACGCCGCCGAGCTGGCAGTGGCCGGGGGCGATGAGGTGCGGATCATCTGCCTCGGCAACGTCCACCAATGGCTGCTGGGCCTCGCCCGCCGGGCCGAGGCCGGGGAGCTGTGACGACAGATCCGTTGGAGCTGCGATGCCGCGTCTGCGCCGCCCCACCCGGCTCCCGGTGCGTGTGGATCTCCCGCACCGGCAAGGTGGCGTTCCGTCGGCCGCACGCCGACCGGGTCACCGACGCCCGCACCCTGTCCACCCGCAGGACGGCGCGAGGCGCCCGCTGAGGGCCCGATGAGCCGCCGCCGACTCCCCCGGGCCGCCCGGCAGCCCCGGCGGCTCGTGTTGCCTCCTGAGCCGCGCCGTTGCCCGACCTGGAACCCGCCCGGTCAGTCGTCTATCCCGGACGCCGTAGACCGGATGATCCGCCGCTGGCGGGAGGAGGACGCCCGCCGTGGCCGCTGACCCCGTCCGGCGCATCGCCAACCGGCGCGACATTATCGCCACCCTGCGCATGGCCGCCGACACCTCCGAGCGGACCGCCCGCGAGATGAGGGAGCGCGCCGACAGGCTGGAGGCCGACACCGACCGGCTGGAGGCGGAGGCCCGGTGATCACCTACCCGTGCTCCGGCGGCTGCGGCACCCCGATCGCCCTCGGCCCCGGCACCTGTCTCGCCTGCTGGAAGGCCACCAAGACCTACGCTCCGGCGGAGGTGCGGATGCTCGACCCGGACGACCCTCGCCGGGCCCGCGTCCGCGACCCGCGGGACTTGCGCCGCCAGCGCCCCTCCTACGGGCGACGCCGGTGAGCGGCCTCGCCGACGCCTACGGCTACGGCACCGACCCCGACGGGGACGCCGCCCGCCGCGCAGCTATCCGCGGCGCCAAGATCCCGCCCGGCGGCTGGCGGACCACTCTGCGGGACGCGCTCCGCGCCGCCGCGGAAGCCGACGCACGCCGCATCGCCGCCGACACCAGAGCCATCCTCGGTGACGCGCAGCGGCAGATCCCCGGACACCGCCTCGACCTGGAGCGCACCGCCGCCGGTAACACCATCGCCCGCTGCGAGTGCGGCCGGTGGGACGGCGGCTGGACCGGCCCGCGGTCCCGCACCGCCGTCCTCCTCGACCACGCGCAGCACGCCGCCGCCGAGCTGCGGCAGGAGGAGGCCGCCCCCATCCGGGTCACCTCCGAGCGCGCCGACCAACCCAAGGAGCTGGAGCCGTGAGGTCCGTGCAGGTCACCCCCGGCGGCATCCGCGTCTGCGGCCGGGCACTGCTCACCGCCGCCGAGCTGTCCGCGCTCGATGAGCTGGCCGACGCGGTGCGCGCCGACGAGGACCGCCGCTACGCCTCCCTGAGCCCCGCAGAGCGCGCCGCGGAGGACGGGCGGCAGGAGGAGGCCGAGCGCCGCCGCCGGGCCATCTCGGCCCGCCTCCGCGGCCTCTGCGCCGCCCGCTGCCCGCACTCCACCGCCGACAGGTGGGACCGCTGCCAGCTCCCCGACGGCCACCCCGGCTCCCACGTCGCCCCCGAGGCCGACGGCTCCCCCCGCTACACCTGGCAGGACGAGACGTGACCGCCGTACTCCCCCCCAACCTCTCCCCGGCCGCGTTCCGGGCCGCCCTGGAGGCCGCCACCCGCGACCTGTCGCAGACGGAGCGGGTGGCCGTCGCCGAGCGCGTCGCCCGCGAGGTCGCCCGCACCTCCCGCCGCTCCCGTTACCCGTCGCCCGGCGCCCTCGCCCACCGCATCGACCCGCTCACCACCATCGAGACCCCGGCCTTGCAGAAGGTGGATGCCGAGCTGGTCGCCGCGGTGCAGGCGATGGAGGCCGGTGAAGGTGTGCGCCTCGGCGTGTTCATGCCGCCGCAGGAGGGCAAGAGCCGCCGCGTCACCATCGCCACCGTGCTGTGGCTGCTGGTCCGCAACCCCAACCTGCGCATCGCCATCGCCTCCTTCGAGTCCGAGATCGCCTCCGCGTTCTCCTCCCCGATCCGCAACTGGATCGTGGAGCACGGCTCCGGCACCCCGCTCGCCCCCCGCCCACTGTCCGACGACCTGCTGGGCATCACCCTGCGGGGCGACTCCACCTCCAAGAGCCGGTTCGACATAGCTGGGCACACCGGCTCCGTCATCGCCGTCGGCATGAAGGGCGGGCTCACCTCCAAGCCGGTGGACGTGCTCGTCATTGACGACCCGTACAAGAACCGCGAGCAGGCCGACAGCCCCACCCACCGCAAGATGGTGGAGGACTGGTTCCGCAACGTGGCCGTGCCTCGCTTCCCGTCCGCCGGGCTCATCGTCCTCGTCCAGACCCGCTGGCACCCCGACGACCTCGCCGGGTACGTCATCAAGCAGGAGCACGCCCTGCCGGAGGCGCAGCGCCGCTGGCGGTTCGTCAACATTCCGGCGCAGGCGGAGCGACCGCCGGTGGACGCCGACGGCAACACCCGCGCCGGGTGGCTGCCCGACTCCCTCGACAGGCAGCCCGGCGAGTACCTCGTATCGGCCCGTGGCCGCACCCCGGAGGACTGGGCGACCCGCCGCGCCGAGGTCGGCGAGATGGTGTGGGGCTCCCTGTATCAGCAGCACCCCACCCCGCCGGAGGGCGCGATCTTCGCCTACGCGCACATCGTTCGGAACCGGCGCCCCGCCGACTTCGACACGGCCCGATCCCGCTCCGCCGTCGCCATCGACACCTCCGCCGGTGGCGCCGACGAGGCCGGGGTGATCGGCGGCTACCGCGGCACCGACTCCCGCGTCTACATCACCCACGACCGCTCCGGCGCCATGTCGTCGGCCGCCTGGTCCCGGGTGGCGTGGCTGCTGGTGCTGGAGACCGGCGCCGACGACCTCGTGTGGGAGAAGAACCTGGCCGGGCCCACCATGCGGGCCGCCATCACCGACGCCTGGGACCGGATCGTGCGGCAGGTCCGCACCCTCGACCGGGCCGAGGTGACCGCCGACCCGTTCACCGGCCGCCCCCTGTCCACCCCGCAGACCGATGACGAGCTGCTGGACGCCGCCGCCCTCGCCTGGGCCGCGCAGGAGCGGCGCCTGCCCGTCGATCAGGTGGCCGCCGACCCGGCCGACCGGGCGCAGCTCGCCGAGGTGCTGGCGCTGATGCGGGCCGGGAAGCTGTCCGGCGTCCTCGACACGTTGCCCGCCCGGCTCGTTGACGTGCAGGCCACCACCGGCAAACGCACCCGCGCCACCCCCGTCGCCACCGCGTACGAGACCAACCGGGTGTCCCACGTCGGGATGCTGCCCAAGCTGGAGGCGGAGCTGACCCAATGGGAGGAGGGCTCGCCGTCCCCGGGCCGCCTGGACGCCGACGTGTGGCTGGTCACGCACCTCCTCGGTGCGCGCCGCGCCAGGACAACCACCAGCGCGGCAACTACGCTGCCGGGTGTCACCCCCCGCTGAGCACCAAGGAGCCCGTGGCGTGTCCTCCCGTCGGCCTCACGAGCCGGAGATCATGCAACTGCTCGTGAGCCGGGGGCCCGATGGGCGCGTCGTCCTCTCGACGCCGCTCACCCCCGGCTGGTCGTTCTGCGCCCCGACCCCGGCGGAGCTGGCCCGCGGCATCGAGCAGGCCTGGACTGAGTACGCCATCGCCGCCTACGCCCGGCTCCGCGGCGCCCTGTACGACCTGGCGGAGACGGAGGAGGTGATCCCGCCGGAGGCGTACGCGCAGACCCGGGAGCACCCGTGCGAGGTGCCGGACGAGGTGGAGCGGCAGCGGCGCAAGCGGCGCATCGACCACCCGGCCACGTACGAGCCGGAGCAGTGGACGGAGCTGTCGGACGGGCACTGGCTGTCGCCGACGGGCCGCCGGTATCGGCCGGACACGAAGCAGGTGCGGGCCGTGGTGGCGTCGATGGGCCGCCACGTCTAGCTCGTCCGGGGGATCTCCGGCGCGCCGCGCCACCGCGGAGCTAGACAACCCCCCATTAGGTGTGTGCATAATGTGGGCATGGCCGCGATCACCAAGACCCTCACCCGTGACGACTTCTCCGTCGGCGTCGGCACCGTCGTCCGCACCGGCCCCCGCCGGTTCGAGGAGATCACCGACATCATCACCGACACGGAGCACTACCTCACCGTGGCGTTCGCCGACGGCGGCCAGGTCAGCTTCGAGTACGGCACCAAGATCACTGTCCGCTGAAATCCCCCCTACCCCACGCCACAGGAGCCCGCCATGAGCAGCAACGCCAACGCCGCCACCGCCCGCAAGATCACCGCCGCCGCCAACGCCTCCAGCCCCGGCGTCCGCTGGGAGACCAGCACGCAGGGCCCCAACCACTACCGGGTCGTCCTCAAGGACGACGCCGGACTGGACGACAGCGCGGTGGCCCGAGCCGCCCGCAACGCCATGATCCAGCTCGGCTTCGACGCCTCCTGGTCGTTCGCCCGCCCCTACGTCGGCCGCATCGCCGTGATGACGGTCGTGGACACCGAGGCGCAGCAGGCGGCCATCGCCGAGGCCGAGGAGCGCCGCGAGGCAGCCCTGGAGGCCGCCCGCGCCGAGGTCGCCGCCGTCCGTGACGCCGACCACGAGCAGGCCCTGGCTGAGGGCGCCCACGCTGCCCGTGTCGCCGCCGAGGCCGCCTGGGAGGAGGAGGCCCACGCCGCCGGGTTCGCCTCTGGCGACGACTACGCCGAGGCCCTCACCGCCGAGCCGGAGTGGTTCGACGGGGACGACAGCCTGCCCGAGGTTGTCTCCGCCCGGATGCTGCCGCCGGAGGTCACCCCGGCCGCCGTCACCTTCACCAACCCGGAGCTGTGGGGCGCGCCCGCCCACCGCGTCGCGGAGGTGGCGCACGCCCTGTCCGGCGGAGGGCAGCTCGCCGGGACGTTCGCCGCCGAGCACGAGGCCGCCCGGCGTCACCTCGCGCCCTCCGTGGACGGCCGGGTGGCTGTCCCCTACTTCCCCTACGCGGTGCCCGCCGAGGAGGTGTCCGGCCCGGTGCCGGGGGAGGAGCCGACCCGCTGACCGCATCCTGACCTACCCCGGGGGGAGGCGGACAGGTACGCTCCGGCGTGTCCTGTCCCCTCCCCCCCGTTATGTGTGCTCCTATTGGGGGGAGCCAGTCGCCCGACCGGCCCACCCCGCGCCCCAGGAGTCACTCATGGCCAAGCACCGCGCCCCCTCGACCGCCCGCCCCGCCGCCGCGCTCCTCGCGCTCGCCGGAGCGTTCGCCACCCTGTTCGCCGTCCTCGCCCCGGCCGCGTCCGCCGCCGTCACCGACAACGGCGGGCTGGGCCCCGGCGGGCGTTACCCGATCACCTGCGCCGCCGGTCCCGTCACCGACACCACCTGGGCCGGGCA